TCAGACGATGCAAAAAGACTCGGATTCATCAAAGACTCCAAAAATCATGCTGGGTGATGATTGTGACAGATGAAGGGGGGTTTTTAGAGGTTCCTATAACTCACGTCAGGCCACCGCGTCCGGGAAATAACACCCCAAATCCGGCGCGGCAATCAGCTCTTTGAGCGATTCGCCAACGCGGGCGCGAACCCCGCCGCGCAGGCCGATATCCTCGTCGGTGATCCGCTTGGCTATCCTGATGCCCCATTGCGCGGTAAACCCGAACGTCGCCCCACCCTGCGGGCCGACCGTGCGGTCGCGGTAAATAAACGCCGCATGCGGCCCCCAGGCGCGTTGCAGCTTGACCTCCTGGCCGGGCGCGGCGGTATTGAGCATGGACTTGCCGACATAAATCGCGTCCAGCTCCAAAAGATCGGCCAAAAATTGCAGCGGTACAAGCCCGTCATCCCCGGCGTTGCCGTGGTGCGCTTTTACGATCTGCGGATGGCGGCGCAGGGCAGTGGAGACCTTTGGCCCCAAAATGGCGATATTGGGGCGCATCACCACTTCGTCGAGCGTGTCCATGATCGCGTTGAGGGGCTTACTGTCGGCCTTGCTCCACTTCGCCGCCGCAGTGGTGGTCTTGATGTTGTCAGTCGCGTAGGACGCCGTATTGAAGACCAGGGATGAGGTGCGCAACTCGCGCGCCAGCGCAATCAGCTCACTCCCGCGCTCGGTGGCATAGCCCAAGGGGTCAATGCCCGTCCCGCTGGCATTGTCGATATCCGCCTGCGGAACCGGCATATCCAGCGCGTAATCTTCGGTCGAGCTGGTTTTTTCGACAAAACCGAAGGTGACTTGATTGGGCGCGGATAGCCGCCCGACTCGGGTATCAGGGAGGGTAAACCCATCGCCCAGGTGGTATTGCTGCCACTTGAATTCCTGCCGCGCCACCGGGGTACGCGGCAAAACATCATCGGCGATATAACGGGCATTGCGGTAGGCAATGGCAATCGCGGTCAAGACCGGATCAACGGGGAAAGGTGTATTGGGCATGGGAGTCTGTCCTCAAGTCAAAATCACAGCGCGCCGCGCTGCACGTAGATGGAGCCGAGATCGCCAGCGACGCCGGAGACCTCGGCATAACCGATGATCTGGTCATTGGCTTTGGCCGGGATGGCCGCGCCGGATGCATTGGCGGTCACTGCCGCGCCGCGCGTGATCGCCGCGCCATACAGCACCGGGGTCAGCCCGGAACGGATGACATCAACGTGTTGACCGGCGCTGCGGGCAAGATCGCTGCTCACGCCGAGAAAGGCGTCACCGGCTGCCGTGGCGAGCGCCGCCTCGCCATCATTTGCGCCATGCTTGACCAGTGCGCGTGCGGGAATATCGCCAACGGCGGTATAGGTCAGGATCAGACCGGGGATATTGCGGCTCATGCGTGCGACTCCTTCAAAATGTGATTAACGGCGGTGGCATAGGACACTTCGATACCGGCCTTTTTCTGCTCGGCCTGGTACGCGGTGGCTTTATTGGCGAGGACTTCGGAATTGATGGCGGTATCTGTGCTGGCCGGGGTTTTTTGATCCAGCCCGGAATCGCCCGCAATCACCGGGGCCTGATCGACAAATGCCCGAAACTGCTCCAATCCCGTCACCTCTTTGCACTGGGCGCGGTAATACTCCACCGACACCGGGGCAATCTTTCCGGCCTTGACCGCGCCTTCAATCGCCGCATCCACCGCCGCCTTGTGCGCCGCCTCATCGCGCTGCTTGAGGGTCTGCTCGGCATTCTCGGCGCGCAGCTTGAGGGTGTCGTAATCGGCGCGCGGCACATACCGCTCAAGCGTCGGCTGCTCGCTGTTTTTGGCCGTCACCAGTGCGTTGTCGCGCTCGGCTTTAACCGTGTTGATGGCGGTTGCAATGGCGGCATCATCGGCATCGGGCGTTAAACCGAGCGCGGCAATGCCTGCCGCCAATTCGGGAGATCGGGGCATCGGGGTTTCCTCTTGATTGAGCGCCGACAGGCGCAGGTTAGGGGTATTAGTTAGTCCGACCGATACCATCCGCGCAATGCGTTTGGTATCCGAGGCATAATCAAATACCGGTGAGACATAACGATATTCGCGGTTTTGCACCTGTTCGCGTCCGCGCGGCGTCCATTGCACCCGGCCCATTAACGCGCCGTCACGCAATTCCAGGGTATCAATCCATCCCGCTGCCGGGGCGTCTTCGCCGTTTGCCGCGCGATGTTGGGTGGCGTGCTCCCAATCCAGCGCAATATCCACGCCGCGCTTTGTATATTCGTTGAGGACATCACGCTGTGCGGCGGCATCCCATCTCCACATGCGGCCATCGCGCCCGGTAATGGTGCCATCGGCCTGTGCAGGTGGAATCAATTCCAGCCACGTCGGCGCGTGACCCTCGGGCGAGAGCGCCAATTCGGTATTAAGGGCAAGCTGCGTGCGTTTCATGCTGCCTATATTGATAATAGGCAGGCCGTGCAGGTGATTAACATGTGTTACTAAAACACGGGCGCTGATACTATATTCACGATATTAGGGAGGATATCGGGGAATATATCAGGCCAGTATCATGCCGTTGACGGCGGATTCGGGCAAATCGGGGCGGAATCGGGGCCAAATCCGGCCAAAATCGGGGTTCAGAACGCCAGAACCAGACCCAGCCCCCCCAGACCCCGTTTAAAAACGTTCAAACCCCGTTTAAAAACTCCACCCGCCCCTGTCTTGGCACACAGGTAGCGGGTGTGAACAGGTCGGCCTTACAGCGCCGCTCAGGGCGTTTGACGGCGTGGCGAAAAAATCGCCTCAATCCGCCCCCAGCGATATCCACGCTTCGGCGGTCTTTTCGATCTCATTCCGGTCATCCATCGACAATCCAATAAACGGACGCGCAGGCAAACCCGGATGATTTACTTTTTTGACCGCGCCTGGAATCGTTTTGCCCGCCTTGTTTGTCCGTGTGGGTAATCCCGGCCATGATAATGCCTTGCCCGGTTTTGCCAGTATCACATACGGGTCCGTGCCGAATTGATGCCACCTGGCCTGTTTGGCCGTGGCGCTGATCTGCGCCCAATCCTCGCCCGAGGTCGGGAATATCTCATCGCGCATGCGCCCGGTATCGAGTAATGGCGTGCGCCCGCTGCCATCGGCCAGCGGTTGCCAGGGAATCCCGTCCGGCCCCACACCATCGCGGAAACGCCCTTGTGTGGATTTTGTGAGAATCTCGCCAATATCCCGCATCAACCCGCCCAAATGCGCACCGCGCCCATGCAGGCGCTCAAACCACGCTCTCGCCTGCGCCAGTTCGACATGGATGACGAAGGGGTTATTTTTGTCTCTTGGGGTTTGCATGGATGTGCTCATGACGATATAATCCCCCCCCCATGCGCGCCCCGTTGGAGCCATGTTGTTGGAAACGGCAAGCCATAGGGGCTGTGGATGTGGGTTCGAACCCCACCTCGGGGCGCGCTTCACCATGACCTGTCCGCCAATGCCTTGAATGAGTCCAGTCGCTGCGGGGTCGTCAGTTCCAACGTCGTCAAATGCAGCGCATCCACATCCTCGCGGTTCATCCGCATGCGCTTGCGGGTGATGACCAGCTCCCACCATCGCCCATCGCCCATTGGCTTGGTCATCAGCAACGCCCATTTATCACCCTCGTCCTGAAGTAGATACACCGCATCCTGCGCCTGCATCCACTGCGGTATCCGTTTGAGCGCTTCCAGGCGTGCAGGCAGGTCAATGTCATACGGTAAATCCCGCATCACATGCGCGATAAATTCATCTCCGCCAAAGACGATGGGTGAGGGCAATGACTGCGCATCAAATCCGGCGCGCCGCCCGAGCGCGCCGCCCGTTTGCCCTTGTCCTGATTCCAGTGCCCGCACCACGCGGGACGGGATAAAGCCGACCGGCGCGCCGCGTCGCTGCATCCCGCGCTTGGGCTGCGCTGTGGAATCTTGTTCAAACAGGTCATCTACCATTCCATCCCACTGCGGCTTAAGCCAATCCACCTGCCGCTTGACTGCATCATCCAGTACCGCATCGCGCCACTCGGGTTTGAGTTGCATGACTTTCTGCCCGAATAATTCCGCCGCGCCCAGCGAACGTGCGCCGTGCCCAACGTGATACGCCCACTCAGGCGGCGGGTCGCCCACACTCGGGCCGGGGGCGGCATCGGGTACTGCCTTACCCAGGGTACGCAATCTCGCCTCGGATACGCCCGTCACCGTGCACCGGCAGCCCCAGCCATTGGGCGGATAGTGCGTCTGCCACCACGGGTCGTTTGTGGCGATGATCTTGCCGTCCCAGGCGCGGTGGTCTTCGCGCGGGTTTTTAACGGTGTTGTGCTGGTATTGCAGGTACGGAAAGCTTTTCAAGGTCTCCCATCGCCCCGCCATATACGCCGTGCGCAAGTTAGTGTGATAAATCACCGCCGTGCGCCAACTGACGCCCGCCTCGCTATCACCTCCCGCGCCGCCCGGCCAGCCCTTGGTCTGGATGATCCGCGCAAAGCGTTTGCGAAAATCCTCCAACGTCTCGCCTTTGCTGATCGCCGCATCGACCGCCTGGCGGACATCGTCCAGTATCGCCATTTTGGCCGCGCCTGCGACCATAAACCCGCTGGCGTGCTCGGCGTGCATCAGGTCATCCCAGCGTTTTGAGGGCAGATTGACCTTGCGCCGAAAATAATCCTCGGCGGCCTTGAAGCTGCGAAAGTGTCCGCGAATGTCAGCCACGGTCATCTCCCGCATCGGCCATCCCGGCCACGCCCGCAACCGCCAGTGCGCGTTGCATCACACGGGAAAACGTGTCTGCGTCCATCTCCGGAAGCAGCGCCGATAACCCGTCTTGTATGTCCTCAAACGACCCGGCGCGATTGACCAGCGCCTCAATCTGTTCCGCCCACTGCCCGACCAGCGGGTCCGCCTCTCTCGCCAGCAGCGCGGCAAGCTGGTCCTCACGGTCAATGTCCGGCGAGCGCGGCGGCGCGGACATATCTCGATTCTCGGCACGGTTGAGCGCGGGCAGTATCGGCGCTGCGGGAGCCTGCAACAACTCCGCGCCTTCATCCGGATCAGGCAGGCCGAGCTTGTCCCGGATATCCGATTGCTGCACCCGCAAGCCCAGCGGTACCAGCTTGCTGACCATATCCATCAACGCGGCGGTATCTTCCGGCTCCTCGACCGCAATCACCAGGTTCGGGTATCTGCCCGGCCCATAATTCAAATCCACAAACGGGCGGATCAAATCCCGATTGAGCGTACTTGTAAGCGCCTTGGCATCGGCGCGCAATAAATCCTTGCGCACCTCATCGTGCACCCTGGCCTGGCTCAATGACGCGCCATCATCCGCCGTCATCGTCTGCCCAAGCACCGCCTTGCTGATTTGCTTGTCCCACCAGTTGGCGAGTTTTTCAAAAAATTCGCCCGCACCGGCAGTATTGGCGGCCTTTTCAAACTCGATGCGCATTGAGTCCGGGATCACCGCGCCCGCATCGCTGGCGAGATTGCTCACGGCGGCAATGAGTTTTTTAATGTCCTCTTTGGTTGCGCCGGGGCCGTATTTACCCACCCGCATCGGGATGCCATAGACATCGGCAAAGGCCATCCAGTCCCGCCACGCCCACGCCTTGCACATATAGCCCGCCGCGCACAAAAACGCCAGCCCGCTACGCAAGGGCATTCCCGGACGCAAGCGCGGGGTATGGACGACAAACTTGTATGCCGGTAGCGCCAGCCCGTCTTGATTGGAGTCATCGCGTAATCGAAGATCGCGCCCGGTGGCTTTATCGAACTGGAAAAACCGCGCATCGCGATGCGGGTAGCGTTCTGGCGTCCACGTCCTGCCATCCCGGTCCCACTCGATCTCGCAGACCGAATACCCTTTACCGAGCGCATCCAATAAGTCCATGCGCAGATAATCAAAATCCGGGGCATCGACCAGCGCCCGGACCGCATCGGCGATCTCGATATCGCGCTTGTCATCTGACAGCGCATCCACCCGCACCGGCAGCCCGGCCACCGCCAGCCGCCGCGTCGCCAGCACAGAGGAATAATGCGCATCGCGCTCTTCCATCTCTTCGGCCAGCGTTAGATACGCCGTCCCTTGCCCGCGCCGCGCCTGCTGCAACAAATCCGCCAGCCGCGCAGGCGTAAGATTATCCGCCGCCGAAGCATGCCAGACCTGCCGCGCACCGCTGCTCTGCGGCTCGGCAAATACTTTTGTGAGCGCTGCCGTTCGCAGCGGCTCGCCACGGTGGTCGAGTATCTGCGCCATCGTCATAATCTCCCTTGTTTCCAGTTGCCGCCGCGCTCAATCGCGCGGGCATAGGACACCCCCGGCTGCACCCGGTGGTAATCAATGATCTCATCGCCGCTTTTGGCTGCGCTGGCCGCCAAAAACTTGGCCCACGCGCGGTCGGCGTGGCCCGCGCTGTCGCTGTCGGCGACAAAGCGCGGCGTGCCCGTTGGGCCGGTGACTTTTTTGAGTTTATGCAGGTCAGCACGCAATACCACATCGCCTGCCGGGATGCGGCACTTTCTGTCCTCGAACGCTTCTTTGCCTAACGTGGCAAGGGTGAGTTTATTGGCGCTTGTAAACAGGACGCCTTCCACCCGGCTTGTGCCGTGGCGGCGCTGCGCGTCTTCGACCGGCTTTTCCCCCATCCCGGTCTGATCCATGCAGCAGCGCATGATTTTATAGCGCCGAAAGACATCATCGAGCAATTGATCCTGCTCGGCAAAACTGGCGCGCTTGCGGGTAATCACTTCCCGGCACCACGCCACATCGCCCACGATCTCATCTACCCAGATGACAAACAGGTCATTGCGGGCGGCAATATCCACGCCGACATAACACGGCCCACCCGCGTATAACTCAGGTTTGCCCGCCTGCTCATCCTCGACCGATGCAATCAAATCAAAGGGCAGCCAGCTACTGGCCTCATCCAGCCATTCCAGTTCAAACTCCTGTGCCCATAAATCCGCATCACCCGCGCCGCGCTTCAATTGCTCAATATCGCGCGGCAACCCATCGGCCACGGCCGTATAAATGTTGGTGACGTGACGGCTCCACCCATCATCGTTTCCCGTCATCAGCTCATAAAATTTATTACCCTTGCCGTTCGGGGTCGAAATCACCCGCAACTTTAATCCGGGTTTTGAGATCACCGGGAATAAGGCTTTCCAGATCGCACGGGAGTCCTGGTGGAATGCAAACTCGTCCAATAAGACATTGGCCGAAAACCCACGCGCAGTATCGGGGTTGGCCGGTAACGCGGTAATCCGGCTGCCGCCCGGAAATTCAATCTCAAGCGCGCGGGTCTGCGCGTCAAATTCATACCCCAACTCTTTAAACCCCGCCTGTAGCGCGTTTAAATGCACTTTAACCCCTTCCTGCATCGCTTCCCGCGCCTGCCGCTCGCCCCTTGATAAAATCACCCAGCGGGCGCGCTTGCCTTCGGACTCGGCCTTCAAGCAATCGAGCACAATCTCAAGCGTCGAGGTAAACGTCTTCCCACACTGGCGCGCAAACATGGCAATCTTGAAGCGCGCATCATCTTGTATCCATTTTTTTTGATACGGGTACAGGTTCAAGGCCGGGGCGGGTGCACCGCTCATAATCCATACCCTTGGCGCATGACGGCGGCGAGCGTGGCCGCATCATATTTTCCGGTCTTGCCCAGCGCCTCGATTTTCGCCTTCTGCTCGGCGAGCACCTTCTCGCGGGTCCTGGCCTCAATTTGCTGTCTGACATCGAGACTGACCTGTTTACCCTGTATTGCGTTTTTGGCCGTCTGCGACAACTTGCGCACATCATCCAGTTCCGCCGCGCCGCTCGCCATCAGGTTAAGCGCGGTATCGGTGGTCAGGGCCATGACCGCATTGGCAAGCAGGTTCCCGGTTTCTTCGGACTTGCCGTATTTGTCGGCAATGATTTTGGCGTGGGTTTCCAGCTCCTGCATCTTTTCCGTAAACACCCGGATTTGCGCGTCATAGCGGTGTACGCTGCTGCGGCTCACCGGTTCATCCGGATATTCGGCCTTGATGATCGCCACCATCTCATCCAGCGTGTGCGTATCGGCGCGCAAAAGCTCTTCCAGCCGCGCCCGGTACGGGGCGCGGTGGACGTTGCCTTTACGGCGGCGCGGGGTCTTCGAGGCGGACACGGGGCTTATGGACGCCGGGGCGAGCTGATTCCACCCACTTCGACAAGGCCGTTGACCACATCGATACCACGGGCACGCAATTTCACGCCGTACAAATCCGGCGCAATCGTTGCCAACTGCACCAATTCGACCAACTGGTGCGTTTGCAAAAACAGCAGATCGTCGATCACCTCGTGACGCTCGGCGATAAAGTGCAAAAATTGCAAACCCGTGTGCAGAGTAGAACTGTTCGCCTGCTTTCCCGGCTGCTCACTCAATAACCGCAACAGGACCAGTCGCCGGTCTTCGCGCAGACATTCGCTAAAGCTTTTACTCATTTCTCTTGTCCTCGCAAATACTTCTGGATGGTTAATACTGCTGTCGTCAAGGTTTCCACTTTGCTTTCCACCGAGGCCATGCGCTCATAAATCCGCACCGCATCGGCGTGTGTCATATGGGTTTCCCAGTGTGCTTCCAATCGCGCCACCCGCCGCGACAAGGCCGCGTGCATCGCCCAGAACACGCACGGCACAACCACGCTCGCCAAAGACGCCAATACCGCCACAATCAATAACGGCCACGGATCAGTCATCGCACATGTCCATCGGTATCCCCGCGCGTGTGAGCGCCGCGCAATAACTGCGCCTCGCCGTTTGTTCCCACGTCTTCGCCGCCTCGATCAAGGACTGGTGCAGCATCCGGCACAGGTGGTAGTACCGTGTCACTGCATCGTGGTTTGCAATCAGGCTCGACCAGCGGTCGCTCTCCGGCATCGGCAGGTGTGGACACGGCTGCATCAGCCTTGCCGGTATCGGCGGCGGGGGCGGTATCGGAAGCATCAAGATTGGCTCCGGTATTGCTTGCCTGCCAGTGGCGCAGGACGTCAGCGCCAGCAGGGGTATCCAGATCAGGGCGCTTTGCAAGCAGCGCCGAAAGCGCCGCACGCTGATGGTTAAAGTATTGGTTATGACGTTCACGGGACACCTCAAAATCAGCGGCAATGGCGTTGAGCCGCTCAAGACTGGCGATGTGCTCACCCTGGATGGACAGCGCCATCTCGTGTAAATCTTTGACGGCGGCGCGGGCATCCAGTAACGCGCCGGTCAAGGCCGCGTTTTCCCGTTTCGCCGCCTGGCCGCGCTCATAACGCACACCCGCCAAAAACGCGAACGCAAAGTGCAGTGCCAGCCCGGCGACAATCCACAACATCGATACTTTTACCGACATACCGCTTCTCCCGGCCAGCCCGCCGCAATGTAGGCCGGTTCCAGAATCAAAAGAATCCGCTTCGGATAGGCGATATTTTCACGGTGTGGCGCAACGCCCCGGCTGCGCCAGCGCTCGACCTGCCGCCAGTCATTGGGGTTATCTCGATTGGCCAGCGTCAGCTCGCGCTCGCGCAATAACCACGCCTCGCCGCCGTTATAGGCGCGCAAGGCAAAGGCCCAGCGGCTGCATTCGGACAAGCGGGTATGCCCGAACGGTTGTACACGCTCATATAACCACCGATCAAAGAGCGCCGCCGCGTGGATTGCCTGGAAGGGATTCCACGGGTCAAATGCGCCCAGCTCGCGCACAAATTGATCTTGCATCCAACGCGCCGTTGCAGGCATAAATTGCGCCATACCCTGCGCGCCGACCGGTGAGCGCGCCTGCGCCCTCCACGTGCTTTCCTGGTGCAATTGCGCCGCCAGCCGCGCAGGTGAACCAGTGACGCCGAAGACATCGGCAACCACCTGTTCCACCCGGTGCCGATATAACGCCGACGCGTCTGGAATCACCACCGGCTGCGCGTGCGCGTACCCAATCGGGCACAGCAGCAATACCGCCACCAGTGCCGTGAGCGCGTGCAGCTTGAGCGTACTCACCCGATCAACCCCGCGCCAATCACAAACGCCGCAATCACCGTCGCCCGCCGCGTCTGCGCCATCGCTTTATCAAGACCGTCCAGATATCTCGGATTTGCGCCCCGGAAAAATGCAATATCGGCGCTATAGCCCAAGACCGCCGCGCCGGACAATTTAGATATAAACCACAAATACGCGCCGAGTTTGGCTGGATTCAAAACCGCCACGCCCGCCAAGGTCAGCACAGACACGGCCATCAACAGCCACGCAAACCCAATCCGGTCAAACCCGGATACGATACGTTCAAATAACACCGCCACGCGGCGGGGAGGTAGTGACTCGGACACGGCGCATACCGGCAGCAAGAATTGCTGCCTACAATGCGCCTCGCGCCCGCCTGATTGAGATTAACGCGCGTGAATAAACCGCGTTATTGCGCAGGGGCCGGTTCCGCCTCGCCTGAAAACAATAACTGCCCCTGCCGCTTTTCCACGTGCAAGCGCTGCTGCTCTTTCACAATCCGATAGATCGATTGCACAGTCAGCTTGTACTCATCGGCCAGCTCCTCGATATTATCCCGATTCGCTCGCCGGTAAATCTCCGCATCACGTAGCGCGGTATGCAGACCATCGCCTTTAGGGAGATACCACTGGCGTCCGCCATAATACTTCGCAATCGCCATAATGCCCGCCTTCGCCAGCAGATACGCCGTCTCCGGTGCCAGCCCGACACGCTGAAACTCGGCCTCTTGCACCTTCAACAAACCCACCAACCCCTCCGGCCAACGCGCCTGCCGCAATTCTTCCTCTTTCTCAGCATCCAGCCACTGCCCACCCTCCGGTGCATCCGGCAACGCCCAGCGCTGTTGCGCCAGGTCATTGATATTTTTCGCGTGCCCGTTGCCGTTCATGTTCTGCCTGCTCTTCACTCATCGCCCCATAACGCACTTGTTGCGCGATCCACATTAATTGCGTTTGTAAGGGTGTTTCCGAGACCACTACGGGAGACACCCCGCCGCGCTGCCGCCCGGCCCGCGCATCGTCCTCACGCTGCCGCTCTGCCGCCGCATCGGCCTTATCGGCCAGGCCAAACACCACAGCGCGCAGATAATGGTGGTTGTCCAGCGGCAAGGTCAGACTTGGCCGCTGCGTCAACACCGTCTCGATACCTTGTGCCCATAGCCCCGGCGTTGCCGCCCGCCGCACCCCGCCGCGCTCATCCCGGCACACCGTGCCCGCATTGACCAGGTGCAATAATTCCTGCACCAGCTTGACCGCACGCGATAACCGCAAGGCATTTTTAGCGGGTTTAAACAACCCCAAATATCCCAATACTGCACGCCCAAGTACCGGCTCCATTTCGGCAAACAATCCCGCCAGGCGCTTGCCGTCATCCTCGACAAAAAACGCCGCGATATGCGCCTGCGCGCCACACTCGGGGCAGGTCATGCGCATTTGGCTTTCCGCTCATCGATAAACGCCGTCCACAGCGCAAGGCGCGCAGCACGCGTATGCTCATTCGCAGACGCCGTGTCGGCCAGTGTGAGATCAAGCGTCTCGACCTGTATTCCCGCGCGCTTCAACTTTTTCTGCGTTGCCAGCAGCCGCAGGTGCACATTCCCGATATAAGCACGCGCCCGGTTGATCTCGTGCAATGCCTCCAATTTCACATCATGCGTACTCACGTTTCGCCCTCCGATTCGCATCAATCTGTAGCGCAGCGACCAACTTGTGCAATTGCCCGCTGCGCAAAAATTCCAGCCGGTCCACGCCAAACATGTGTCGCGCCATGACGTGCGCGTAATCCCACGGGCGTTTCGCATCGGCCAATAACGCCTCCACCTTGCGCAGCATCGGCGTGCGGTCTGCGTCCGGTTTGCGCCGGGTATCTTTGGGGCGGTGGTGGAATACACTTTTATTGCCGTGCTCCAACACAAACCCCTGCGCCTTCAGCGCATCCAGAACTTTTCCGCGCTCCTGATTGCTCATATCCGCGCATGAGGATTTCCCCGTGACCCGCACAAGCAGCGCCCGGTACGTGGCATCATCCAGCCCCAATTGCCGCACCGCGACCTTGATCGTGCGGATTTGTGCTGCG